CCCAGAATAGCGGCACGCCAGGTCCGATACTCAGCATGGAGTAGGTATACCCAAACTCTCGCAGCACCTCGTCTACGCTGTCATTGCGCGAGCCTTGGGGCAGAATGTAGACATTCGGATCGAGCGGGATACCCACTCCAGCAAAGTAATTCGTGCAATCGCGAATTTCTTGCCGCATGACTTCTTGGCTGACTGTCGTAAGGTTAGTGTGAGAATAGGCGTGATTATGAAACGTCCACCCTGACGCCCTCATCTCGTTGATCTGCGCCACGGAGAGCGGCGTGGTCACGAGGGTGTTTCCTGGTCCGTTCACCGCACTAGCGCCAACAAGCCCAAGAGGATCCATATACGAAAAGGCTTCCGTGTAGTCCGTGTCCCATCCGTCATCGAACGTAATCGCCACCTGAGGTCGGCTGTACCAGTTGGTATGGATTGGGCCGACATAGAACACGCCGGTCTTGTTCGCAGGTACGCGCACCAAGCAACGCAAACGCACAAACGTATTCCCAATGGCAGGGGCACCAACTGTTTGACTGGGTAGGTGTCGTGAAACATCAAGATTGGTCCAGGCCCCAAACTGATTGACGTCAACAACGTGGTTCCACACGTAGAAGTTCGAGAACCCTGTCTCCTGCGAGAGATACCAAATCACCATTGCGCCCGAATCCCCCGTGTAGTGAATGGGCTGGTGAAACGACCGGATATTGGTGAGCGTGGTATTCAAGAGGAAATCGAACCGATAGGTTGAATTGCCGCTTGGGGCCGCGGCCGTCACTTCTGCGCGAAACATTTTGGAGGTTCCAGATGGCCGTAAATATGTCGGGTCAGTCACCTCCGATACGCTCCACGATGCCGTGCCGTCGTGTACTTGATGCGCCACAATCCCTGAGAGGCCCAGCGAGGTATCGCAGAACACTGAGCCTGATTGGACGAGGTAGTTTTGTGGGAGTGTCGCCATTATCGATAACTCACAGTGACGTTGACATCAGCCGTCGTGGTGAAATCAACGTACAGGCCTGTTGCGAATACTGCGTCAATAATGACGCTGCATGGCACGAAAGCGGTAGTCGTACAGGTCCAGCTGAATATCTTGGTGCCCGATGCGGCTGTATTGTCGTACACGTCGATTGTTCCAGCCGTTGGCGCGGCGTCGTTGCAGCTAAACGTCAGGGTGTGGAGAAACCCAGGCGCACTCTTGACGGCGGTATCGCTCGTGACGAGGCTGTACGCAAACCGCTGCTCAACCTTCGTCACGTCGTTCGTTACATCCTCGCCAGCCAAGGCGGTGGCAAGGGTGACCTTATTGGCATTGTTGGTGGTATCGGAGGCGTCCACCCCAGCACTCGTGGTGAGGAATACTGGGACGGGGAGACGTTTACTAACGGATGGTCCTGCCATTATTCAGTCACTTCCTCCACAACGGGTGTGGGTTGGGGTTGCTCCACCTGGGCGGTGGAAGGCTTCTCTAAGTTCAACTTGCGGGCGGCTCTCGCTTTGGCCATATTGGCGGCTGCGGCTGCCCTCTGTTCAGGTGTGAGGGTACGCTTGGGCCTTGGGGCAGGGGTCTGTGGTTCGGACTCAACCTGAGCCCGCCTAGCCTGCTTGAGGGCGGTATTCTGAGGTTCCTCAAAGATGGCGTCCCAGTTCTCCTGCGGGACTGAGCCATAGGACATCTTGCCAGTAATGAAGCCATCGGTACGGAGGCGGTCCTGGGCTGACATGGGGCGGAGGCGCTCAATGTCACCAAGGGAGCGGTCATGCGTATCAGGATCGCTGGTGTCGGTATTGAGCTGGCGAAGGAAGTTCCGCCATTCCTTGATCTTGGGCTTGTTGAGACGCTCCCACTTGCGGTGCTGCTCTACGGTGATGTTCGTGGCCTTTCGCATCTCCTCTGCGGTGGGAAGGCCGACCTTGATCTGTTCCTCCAGGGCGTTAATGCGCTTCGCCATTTTGTCGCGGAGTGCCCCATCGGTGATTGGCTGGGGGGCCTGCTCCAGGTACTGCTTCTCCAGGGCTTTCTTGCGCTGGCGCACAATGCCCTTCATCTTCACCCCGGCATTGGCCAGGTCGGCCTCGCACTGGCGGATGTCCTCCTCATGCTGCACCATCTGGTGCGGGCGCAAGAGGACCTTGTTAGTGGCATGGGGCAGCTTCGGTGTTTCCTTGACCAGAATATCCATGTGTCTCCTTCTAGGTTATGGGCTAGAACCCGCACCTTGCGGTGAATGTGAACTACACGCCCTTCTTCATGAACTTGTACCCCTTCTTGACGGGGATACCGGGGAACTTATCCTTCCCCTTGCTGACACTGGCCTTGGGGAAGAGAGTTTGGCGGGCGATGCCATGCTTCCCCTTCACCTTGTACTTCATGTCTGGATTGTCACTGTATTCTGCGTTCGCCATGCGTACTCCTTGTGGGGTGGGGGGCCTTATCGGCCCCCCGAGAAACACTAGCCAGTTACGATACTACCCATCATCCAGCGCCAATCGCGGTGCATGTAGCTGTACCGCATGTACGCCCGCCACTTGGCCACCAGCGTGTCGATGTCTTCCGCCTGTGCGAACTCCAACGGCACCCGGTCAAACCAGGTGAGGTTCTTCTTGCGGCCCTTACTGTCACACAGGAACCAGTCGGTCGCATCCGACATATAGTTCCAGCCGCCTTCGGACGGCATGATCTTGTATCCACCGTAGTGGACGTTGCGCTCGTTATTGGCACCCGCCGTCTTGCCGAAGGATTCAATGACCTCAAAGGCCGTGCCGTAGAGGTCCACCGGAATCCACAGCTCATCCATGTTGACGCTGATGCGGTTGGCCTGGTCATCGCGGAACCCTTTAGCCTGGATGACCGCCGCGAGAAGCGCAGCTGCCGAGAAGGCCGTGGTCGCCATGTTGTCAAAGCCTGCCGCCGTGGACGCGCCAGAGGTCGTGGTGTGGCTATCCGAC